AATCGGTGATGAGTATTTTGGAGGTGAGGGAACGTTTGATACAGAAGCGCCGAAGCTGGCCGCTTGGGCTGATAAGCAGGGGTATGATTCCAAAACGGACCCCGCGTTTCGCAACGCAACAACCTACAAGCTCTTATCTGAAATCCAAAGACTCACGGGAGAGGATAAGCTTGTTACGGGAACGCCTGTGGTAAGCGGAGAGTCCTTGCGAGCTCAGCTCCACGATATCCAGTTTAATAAGGAAAATCCCATGAACGCAGCTCTTACAGACACAACGAGCTCATTGCACGCGGACGCTAAGGCTAAGTTTCTTGATCTAAATAAGCGGATTTCGGGCCTAAATACCAATAAATCCATACGTCGGTTATAAAATCTACGGTGGTGCTTGACTTAGGCAATGTGTTAATATATACACAGGGAATAGCACGGGACAAGCTCACGCCCCCGGATTGCTAGCCGCCCAGCGCTAAGTAGATCCGAAAGGACAAACGAAAGGCACAGGGAACTAACCACTAGTTTCTAACCTCAAGTTTATTAAAAAATGAGCACAAGCACATTCCCGGAACACTTTCCGGATACCTTTAGCAACTCCTTTGACATGGCACTACAGACGGCGGATCACCGCTTAATGTCTGCCGCTGTCAGAGACTCCCTCACAGGGGATCGAAAGTTCTATAATATTTATGACGCCACTGAATTTAAGCGCGTAACTGGGCGTTATCCGCAAACGCTGAACGACGATCACACCACATCGAAAGTCTGGATGGTGGCCGAGAAGTGGGATAATGCCCCACTTATTGACGAGTGGGATGACAAGGATTTGGACTCTATTGTCCTTCCAACGTCTGATGTCGTCTTAGCCCAAGCCGCTGCATACGCCCGACTAAGTGATTCGTATCTCCGCGATGCTATTCAAGGCACTCGCGTTATTGGCGAAAATGGCACCACCACACAAGCCTTCCCTACGGCAAACATCATTGCAAACGGGTCCACTGGATTAACGCTTGCCAAAGTTGCTGAAACAGCAAGAAAAATGGATGAGCTTCGCGTTCCTAAGTCGGAGCGGTATTTTGCGATTTCAGCAGCACAGGTAAAAGACCTCGTAACCAACGTTGCGGAATCTAAAAGCCGCGACTTTGTAACTGAGTCAATCCTTTCCACGGGCACCCTTCACAATAGAACATGGCTTGGATTCAACTGGATTCAATACGAGGACCTTATCTACGATCCGAGTGCTGGCACTCACCGTCAGTGTCTTGCATGGCACAAGCCGCACATTGTGTTGGGCGATGGCGAGCGGCGCACGGATATTCGTGTTCGCTACGACCTTAGCGATGCCTTGGAAATCCGCACTCGCACCCGCCTTGGCGCGTGCCGTAAGCAGAATTCTTCTGTGATCATCAAATGCGTTGAGTCCTAAATCTAAAACCAAATACTATGGCTACACTATATTCAGACATTGGGGCGAAACAAAACGACCCCAAACCAAAAAACATGGTGAATGGAAAGGACTTAACCCCTAACTCCACCACCATCCCAGTTAAATACACGTCTAAGGCAACAGATGCGAATGCCGACACTATCAACCTCATTAAGCTACCGAAGGGGACTAAACTACTCCCCGGCTCGTCTTACGTCAATTCCCCAACTAGCGTTGCTGGAACCTCTTACACGGTGACAGTGGGCGCTAATGGTGATGTTGATGCGCTTTCAACGGCCATTGATATTGATGGTGCCGGTAAGGTGGCATTTGCTCTTGCGTCGATTGTTGAACTCACAGCCGAAAGCTGGATTACAGCCACCGCTGCTATTTCAGGAAGCGTCACAGCAGACGTAGAAGTTGTCTTCTTCCTTGACGTTGCTCTTCCTTAGCATTACCTCCTCCTAATAAAAGGGAAGCGTAGCAGAGTGCTGCGCTTCCCTTCTTTTTACAATGGCATCCAAAACTGATATTGCATCGCAGGCTCTACTTAGGATAGGGCAGAATGTTATAAATGACCTTGACGACACCTCTGACCCAACGGCCCGAATCGCTAAGGTGTTTTATCAAGACGTTGTTCGTGAGGTAACACGAAGCCACGGCTGGAATTGCCTTAAATCCCGCGCTAATTTAGCACTAAATACACAACCTCCTTCTTTTGGATGGGTGAGTTCTTTCACTCTCCCCACTGAATGCGTAAGGTTGATTACGGTGAACGGCTACGATGATAGCTACGTTCAGGACATCTACGAAATCGAAGGAAGAAATATCCTTACAGATGCCGTTGAATGTAAAATTACATATATTCCATACACACCAGACACAACAAAATACGACCCCCTTTTAGTTCAAGCAATTGTAACACTACTAGCGTCCAGACTAGCGTCCAAAATAGGCAAGGACGATAGGCTGTCGCAAACACTGCTTAGCGAATACCACCAAGTGAGCCTTCCAAAGGCCCAAAAAATAGACGGGAATGAGCAAAAGCGCAGGCGGTATAACCCATCAGCCCATAGCACATGGGTGAGAAGCAGGTTTTACAATAACTGGTAATGAAGCCTACACAAAAAAGTTTGTTGAGTTTTAATGCTGGGATTTGGGCCGAAAAGCTAGACGGGCGCATAGACTTAGAGAAATACAGATATGCCTGTAGGCAAGCCGAAAATATGCTTGTCCTTCCCTACGGAGGGCTAGAGCGCCGCCCCGGAACGCAATATATCCAAAGCACTAAATCAAATGGATTTGCTGTTTTATGGCCTTTTCAGTTTAGCTCGACAGTTGGGTATATAGTTGAGGTGGGGAATTTGTATATGCGGTTTTTCGTCGATGGAGCTTATATTACCTCGTCAGAAATCGCCACCCCATATACGTCTGCCGACTTAAGGGCTTTGCAGTTTAGGCAAATTAACGACGTTTGTTTTATCACGCACCCAAATCACCACCCTAGGGAACTCATCCGAAACACGGCCACAACGTTTAGTATTGCCGAAACGGATTTTGACCTTCCGGCTTTTAGGGACGAAAACTTATCCAGCACCACCATTACCCCTTCGGCCACAACGGGCGCTAGCATCACGTTGACGGCCTCGGCTGGCACATTTACAGCGGATAACGTCGGTGGATATTACAGGCTTGGACAAAGAAGGAAAGGTAACTCCGTAAGCCTTTTACTAGGCAGCACATCAAGCCCAACCACTGGCTCAAGCGGGGCTTCCTCCACCATAACGGTTTTAGGAAAATGGGAATTTAGGACCACTGGCCGATGGGCCGGTACTGTGCAAATCCAACGGCAAAACGCGGTGACGTCTGCTTGGGAGGTTATAAGGGAGTTTTTCTGCGGGGACGCCGATCGAAACGTCGATGTTACGGGGACTAATGAAACCGAAGCGGTTATGCGAATTAGCGTTGCTTTTTCGGCTGCTACGGACGGCGGCTCTGAGCCCGCCCGCGCATACCTTGAAGCTGGGGACGCCTTTGTTTATGGTTATGCCAAGGTTACGGCGTTTAGTTCAACCACCGCTGTAACGGCAAGTGTAGTGGATGGCTTTTACGACACCTCGGCCACTGAGGTGTGGGAAGAGTCCTCATGGAGCACGAGGCGTGGATTCCCTAGGTCCTGCACGCTTTACGAGCAAAGAATGCTTTATGCTGGATGTGAGGCCCAGCCACTCGCTGTTTGGGCTACTAAGATTGGAGACTTTAAAAACTTTAAGTATGGCGTTGATGACTCAGACGCATTCTCTTACGACATACCCTCCACCGAGCAAAATCCCATTGAGTGGATTGCTGCCCATAAGGTGGTAATTGTTGGAAACGGAAAGGAATACGGAATCTTAAGTTCGGGCTCCGACGACCTTCCACTAAGCCCAACGAATGCAATTTTTAGGATTCAGGAAGGAGTGGGGTTTTCTGGCATCAAGCCAGAAATAATTGGAGACGTAATGGTTGCTGTCGAACGCAACGGAAGAAGGGTTTGGGAGCTTAGCTACGCTTTTGACGCAGGCGTATCTGGCGGTTATCGCGCAGTGAGCTTGAACAGACTTAACGATGACATTGTAGAGGACGGCATCGTTGATATTGATTTCTCTCAGCTCAGGGAGCCCCATCTCTATGCTGTCACCTCAACTGGAGACTTAGCCGTTTTACACTACAACCGCCAAGATGGGATTGTCGGATGGAGCAAGTTTACAACTCAGGGGCAGTTTGAATCCGTTGCCGTCATTCGCGGTACGGATAAAGACGAGATCTGGGTGGCTGTGTTGCGAAATATAAACGGGGCTGATGTTCGCTTTATTGAGCGCTTTAACCCTGTAACATGGACAGCAAAGGAAGACGCTTACTATGTAGACGCTGGCGTTACGCTTACGAATGGCAGCGCCACAACGTCCGTAAGTGGCCTCAGTCACTTGGATGGGCAGTTATGCCAAATACTAGCCGACGGGGCCGTTGAGCCCAGCCAAGCCCCGTCTAGTGGCGCACTGACGTTGGCCGATCCGGCTACAAAGGTTCACGTTGGCCTTGGATACGATTCTGTCTATGAGCCAATGCGTTTAGACATGGATAGCATCCTAGGGAATTCCCAAGCGCATCAAAAGGTCATAAGGGAGCTGTGGGTTAGATTTTACAAATCCCTTGGCATGACTTATAGCAACGGAATACAGGACGACGATTTAGCGTTTCGGGATACGGACGATAATATGGACGAATCCCCCCCTCTCTTTACAGGGGAAAAAGAAATTAAGTGGGATGGAACATTTGGAAGCGATCCGAGCTTGAATGATCCTAAGATTACTGTTAAACAAACTCAGCCACTTCCGATGACACTCTTGGTTTTGGTGGTTAAATACGGGATCAGCGGGAAATGAACGACGTAGAGCAATTAGAAAAAGTTATGCTGGATTTAGACCAAGTGGAAACCCCGCTAACCCATAGGTTTGCTCCGGGGGTATATTTACGTGAAATATTTATGCCAAAGAGTAGCATAGTGATTGGTCACGAACACAAGACAAAGCATTTTAATATAGTTATTTCAGGCGCGGCTTATGTTTCCTTCGGTGACGGAATTGTTTCAATAGAAGCGGGGGACACCTTTACGTCAGAAGCGGGTGTGCGGAAGGCTCTTTATATCACCGAAGACATGGTTTGGCAGACTATCCACCCCATCGACACCGACGCGAGTGAATGGACGCCAGAAGAACAGCTAGCCTTGGTCGGCACACTTGAAGGCGAATTGATTTCAAAAAGCAACACATTCCTTGAACACGAGGAGGAATTTCAATTAAGGGTTTCGGAATTACTGGAGGTGGCTAAATGAGTTTTGGAGCAACAGCCGTATATATAGCGGCAGCCTCTGCCGTTATTAGCGCCGCTGGAACTATATATCAGGGCCAGCAAGAAAAAAAGGTGGCTGAATATAACGCTCAAGTAGCCGAAAATCAAGCCAACGCCGAATCCGCTGAAGCACGCGAGGGCATCAGGCGAAAGCGAGAAGAAAACAAGTCATTCTTATCTAGGCAACTCGCGTTGCGAGCGAAGAGTGGTGTGGGAACTGAAACAGGAAGCTCCCTGCTTCTTGCTGCCGAGTCCGCAAAGCGCTTAGAGCTCAGTGCGCTGGAAATGGGACGTTCTGCGGAGTCGAGGCGAAACGCTCTCTTGCAAAGCGCGAGTATTTCTAG